AAGAGGCAAATCGCAAGGCTAATGAGGAAAGACAAAAGGTTATCCAATCTTGGTCATCCAAATTAGATCAAGTGAAAGCCGAATTGCCCGATTACGATGAAATGGTTTCAACGGCTAATGTTGTTGTTTCCGATGAAATCCGTGATTCCATATTGGAATCGGATGTAGGCCCAAGAATCCTATATCATTTGGCGGAGGATTTGGAATACGCACAAAAGTTGGCGGCCATGCCCACACGCAAAGCCCTTCTTGAATTGGGAAAATTGGAAAAGCTATACGAAAAGGCGGAACCGGCTAAGGAGACTACGGTCAAGACAAGTAAAGCACCCGCACCGGTGCGTGCCTTAAAGCCTAGCGGTGGTGTTGCGGATATTCCCATTAATTCAAGTGGTGAATTTCACGGCACATATCAGGCGTGGAAAGAGGCGCGGCGGGCGGGAAAAATCAGGTAATTTTTTTAAGGAAAGATCATGTCAAACAATTTATTGACGATATCAAAAATCACAAATGAAGCTCTTATGGTGCTCGAAAACGAATTGACGTTTACGAGCGAGGTGGACCGCAATTACGATGATCAGTTCGCAGTGGTCGGTGCAAAAATCGGTAACACGGTTAATGTTAGACGTCCCGGACGCTTCATTGGTACCACAGGCCCCGCGCTAAACGTTGAGGATTTCAACGAAACTAGCGTGCCCGTGACACTAAGCACGCAGTTCCATGTGGACACTCAGTTCACGACCCAGGACTTAGCGCTATCTTTGGATATGTTTAGCGACCGCGTTTTGAAACCCGCGGTGGCCGCCATAGCCAATAAGATAGACCGTGATGGATTGGTGATGGCTAAAAACAATACCGCAAATATTGTTGGCACGGCCGGAACACCGCCCACAGGTTTGATCACATATCTAACCGCCGCGGCTTATCTAGATGCTGAGGGCGCACCCCGTGATGGCCGCCGTTCATGTATTGTTGAGCCATTCACATCGGCAACCATTGTTGATTCATTAAAAGGCTTGTTTGTTCCACAAGAGGCGATTGGTGAGCAATATAGGAAGGGGCTTATGGGCCGAGATTCCGCCGGGATGAATTGGAAAATGGACCAGAACGTTGTTAGCCAAACCTTTGGCAATAGCCCTACGGCCGTTTTATCGTGCAATACAAGCACCGCAACGGGATTTTTGACATCAGGATGGGCACAGACATCAACAATCGCACTAAGCGCCACTACGGCCGCCGGTCAATTGAATGTTGGTGATGTGATTCAGATTGCAAACGTCTACGCCGTTAACCCACAAAACCGCCAAGCCTATGGTAGCAACAAGCTAAGAAACTTTGTTGTCACCGCGGCCGCCACGGTTGCCACAAGCGGCACCACTAGCGTCACCGTTAGCCCCGCCGTTATCACCGCCGGTCAATTCCAAAACGTTAGCGTGACAAGTGCGGGCGCAAGCACCGTGACACCATTTAACAATAGTGGCACCGTTTCACCCCAAAACATAATCATGCACCGTAACGCCTTCTGCTTGGCCGTGGCGGATCTCGAGCTACCCGAGGGGGTACACTTTGCGGGCCGTGCAAGCGATAAAGAAATCGGCCTTTCCATGCGAGTGGTACGTCAGTACACCATCAACAATGATTCGATTCCAACCCGTTTGGATGTCTTATATGGATGGGCACCGTTGTATCCCGAATTGGCTTGCCGTGTTGCGGCTTAACGTTAAACATTAGGAGTAAAAAATCATGGCAAATCCCGGACCAGCAACCACAGTAAGCAATCACCCACAAAACTTGGCCACAAACCAAGCATTGCGTTTGATTGCATCCGCACAATCCGTTAACCTAGCCCTAGCGGGTGATACCGCTATGACGGTGGTGGATGTTTCTAAATTTGTTCCCGTTAGCGTGTTGATCACCAACGGCCTAAACAGTAGCGGCGCAACAACCACTATTGCAACGGCTACTGTTGGTGTTTACACAGGCGCAGCTGCAACAGGTTCAACAGTATTGACTACCGCTGCTTTGACTAGCAACACAGGTGGTCCTTATGTGACAACCTCAACCGCGACAAATCCCGCAACCGCTATTTCCAACCCATCTACGATGTATGTCAACGTGGGAACGACAATTGCAGCGACTTGTGACGTATTTGTTTACGGCTATGACCTCACATTTTTACCCTAATGTGTAGGTAAATAAGGAAAAAGCCATCCACAAAACGGGTGGCTTTTTTTCATTTTGTTATACAATAATCATGTTTTAAAGGAATTATCATGTCCAAAACTACACTTACCCGTGGTAATTTGTTGAGCAGTTCCATCGCTCAATTGACACTACCAAGCACCACTTTTTCCACTACAACAACTGAAGTCACGATTTCATGCCCTGGCGTTAAATCCACAGACATGATCAATGTCACAGTTGATGCGGCAATGGTTACAGGCGTTGCGGTTGGTAATGCTTACACTAACACGGCCGATCAAATCATAGTTCGCTTGATTAACCTCACAGGTGGATCGGTCACCCAAACGGCCGCTAACTTGTTGGTTAACGTGAAATCGCCTGAAGACAGTCCCTTACCCGCGAATGTGGTGTAAATATGGCTGGTTCAACAGTCCAACGCAACGCGGGTCAGACGTATTGTCTTAGCGTCACCAATAGTGCCCATGCAAGCACTTTGATTGATGATCAGACAAACGATCAGATCAACTACTGCTCATTCCTAAACACGGGCGCATCGCCCATTGCGGTGAAATTTGCGAATTATTCGCCATGCCCCGCCGCAACGTTTCCGAGTGATGGAACACCGGGGGATTATGTTTTGCCTGCGGGCATGACCTCTCCCCTTATCTTGGCAACCCCAACAACGCCCTTTTACATGACGGCAATTAGTAATAGTGGCACGGCGGGTTTGCTATATGTAACGGCCGTTGGCGATCAAAGCTAACATGGTTGGCCCTAACAAAACTGTTGACCAAAACCTACTGCCCGTTCAGGCGTATTTTGCGGTCGATGGCACGTTTCAGACTTTCATCGGTCAGGGCCAACCTTTCACGGCCACAATAAGCCCTATCCAAAGTGGGCTAACAATCACCAATAGCACCCTAGATTCAAGCCCTATTGGGGCTACAACGCCATCTACGGGGGCTTTTACAAGCATATCCACAACAACGGGCACGATCACCACATCGCCCGCTAATTCAACGGATATTGCTAATAAATATTATGTCGATATGGTTGCCCAAGGGCTTGGCCCAAAGGCGGCGTGTCAAGTGGGAACAACCACAAACATTACGCTATTGGGTCTACAAACCATTGATGGATACACCACATTGGCGGGTGATCGGGTTTTAGTCAAGAATCAATCTACATCATCACAAAACGGCATCTATATCGCGTCATCAACGGCTTGGGCACGGGCGGTTGATATGGATGTGTGGGCGGAGGTTTCGGGCGCTTACACAGTGCTTTTAAACGGCGGACAGGCCGACACGGGATGGGTTTGCACGGCATCACAAACGGGCACAATCGGTGTCACGGCCATGCCTTGGGTGCAATTTAGCGGATCGGCAACGTATTACGCGGGCACGGGGCTAACGCTATCATCCAATACATTTAGCATCACCAACACGGGTGTCACGGCCGCAAGCTATGGATCGGCAAGCCAAACAGTCACTTTTGTGATCAACGCCCAAGGCCAAATCACTAGCGCAACATCACAGAATATTGCTATTGCCGCATCACAAATCACAAGTGGCACGATTTCATCTAGCCTAATTAGCGGGTCTTATACGGGAATAACGGGTGTTGGCACGCTAACGGCGGGCACTTGGAATGCAAGCACCATAGCGGTGGCCTATGGGGGCACGGGGGCAACAACGCTAACGGGGTATGTTTACGGCAACGGCACGGGTGCTATGACGGCCGCAACAACGATTCCAACAACCGCGCTTAGTGGCACGATTACTAACGCACAATTGGCCAATTCCACGATTTCGGGCGTGGCTTTGGGTGGAAATCTATTTGCTTTAACGATTGGATCAAATCTAAGCGGAACAAGCTATAACGGATCAAGTGCGGTGACGATCACCAATACCGCGCCTATGGTTTATCCCGCATCGGGAATACCCAATTCAACGGGATCGGCGTGGGGATCATCTTATTCAACAAGTGGATCGGGATCGGTTTTAGCATTGGCAACGGGCGCAAGCCTAGCAAATCCAACGGTTTCTAATTACGCCACTTTAACGCCCCAATCATCTTTGCCTAGCTACGCACAGGGCGAATTGTTTTATGACCAAGCGCAAGATGCCTTGGCTTATTACAACGGCGTAACTAATAATGAATTGCACATTGGGCAAGAAATTCAATTAAAGGTTTACAACAACACGGGATCAACAATCAATGTTGGCCAACCCGTTTACATCACTAGCACATCTAGCGGATTTATTTATCCTTGCGTGGCTTTGGCCATTGCCAATAGCCTAACCACGGCCAACGTGATTGGATTGGCAAATCAGGCTATTCCAACGGGCACGGCGGGCTATGTGACCACTATTGGGGTTGTATCGGGTGTTAACACGGGCACTTATACAGTTGGTGACACACTTTATTTATCGCCTTATTCGGCGGGCTATTATCAAAACACCATACCGCCAACGGGCTATGCGGTCAAGATCGGCACAGTTTCCTATGTAAACTCTAGCGGTCAAATCTACGTCAACAAAAGCAATTTGTCGGTTCAAGCGGGCAACATTGTTGGCCAAGTGGCTATAACGAATGGCGGCACAAACGGCACGGCAACACCCACGGCGGGCGCGGTTGCTTACGGAACGGGCACGGCTTATGGATTCACGGCGGCGGGCACAAGTGGCCAAGTCTTACAATCCAACGGATCAAGTGCGCCTAGTTGGGTATCACCAACGGCCTACGCAACAGTCACCGATGACACCACAACAAACGGCACGCGATACCCGTTATTTGCCAATCAGACGGCGGGAAACTTAACAACCGAATACACAAGTAGCACCAAGCTACAATTTAACCCTAGCACGGGCGTATTTACGGCCACACAATTTAGCGGATCGGGTGCGGGGCTAACATCTATTCCCAATTCGGCACTTAACAATTCTAGTGTGATAGTTGGGACAACGGCTATTTCGTTGGGATCATCGGCCACAACGATTGCGGGGCTTGTATCGGTTACTAGCACCACGTTTGTGGGCGCTTTAACGGGAAATGCAAGTAGCGCAACAACGGCAACCACGGCCACAAATGCAACGAATATAGCGATCACGGATAACACAAGCACCAACGCAACGTATTATCCCGTGTTTGTAAGCAATTCAAGCGGAAATAATCCCGCCACAACATCATCAACAAAGTTAAAATATAACCCATCCACGGGTGCGTTGTATGTTTCCGCAATTTATATTGCGCCATAAGGGGAAATCATGGGAAATCTAGTCTTTCAAGCGG